GAGAACGAAATCTGGGAAGAAGTCTTCGGAGACTGGGGAAAGATATTTGCCAGAGAAAGCTATCAAGAGTCTATCATCTGCGGAGTATGCGGCAACGACAAAAGCAAAACGGCAAGGAACAAAAAAGGGAAAACAGTTTGTGAAACAACCAAAGAACATTGCAAAGAAAGTAAAACAATATAGGAGTTATGCATAATGTACGGAATGAAAAAAACTAATATTAAAAAGAAACCTGCTAAAGGTAAAAAACAATACAAAGGATTTTCTAAATTACCTGAAACAGTTCAAAGAAAAATTAATAAAAAATTAGCAAAGAAAGTATAATGAGAAAAGGTTTATACGCTAACATTCATGCTAAAAGAAAGCGTGGTGATAAAATGAAAAAGAAAGGTGCTAAAGGTGCACCTACAGCTGCTCAGTTTAAAAGAGCATCTATGACAGTAAGGAAAAAATAATGGCAAAAACACCAGCATGGCAACGTAAAGAAGGTAAGAATCCTAGTGGTGGATTAAATGCTAAAGGCAGAGCTAGCTATAAAAAAGGTACATTAAAAGCACCTAGTAAAAAAGTTGGTAATCCAAGACGTGCTAGTTTTTGTGCACGTATGACTGGTATGAAAAAGAAACTTACATCTGCTAAAACAGCAAGAGATCCTAATAGTAGAATTAATAAAGCATTAAGAGCATGGAATTGTTAGATGCCTCTTCCTTTAATACCTATAGCTACAACTGTTGGTAGAGTAGCATTACCTAAATTAGCACAAGAATTTGCTAAACGTGGTGGTACTGCATTTATTAAACAGTATGGTAAAAAAGCATTTCAAGCTGTAACAGGTGGGAGTGCAGGTGCTATAGCCTATGATCAAACTATAAATAGATCTGTTCCTGTAACAACAGGACAAGGTGATTATATAGGTGACACAGGTCAAAAAGAAAAAGAACGAGCAAGAATAGCAGAAGAAAATAAAGAACGTATGAAAGGTTCGCCAGCACCTGTTATTAAAACGTGGGAAGAATCTTTTCCAGATCAATCAGGTGAGATAGTAGATTCATCTCCGCCACCTAGTGTACCAGAACCAATTAAAATTCCTCAAGAATCTTTTCCAGATTTATCAGACGAGGCTAACAAACCTCAAATATTTTATAGTAAGAAAGACGATATTAAAAAACAAACAGATACCTTAGTTCCTAAAAAAGTAGAAGTTGGTCCTTTATCTGATACTGAAAAGCAAACAGCATTAGCATTAGGGGAAAGTCAGCCAGACTATTACTCTCGTGTAGTAAAAGCAATTCAAGATACTAAACAAAATAAAATGCCTAAAGAACAATGGGCAAGTATTATAAATAAAAGTGGTACTAAAAAAGAAATAGAATTTTTAGGACTGGCAGATTTTGCTGGCAACAAAGAAAGTATTACTAAACAAGAATTACTAGAATCTATTAAAGATAAAAATATAGCAACTGATCTTACATTTACAAAAATTCCTGGAGAGGATCAAATAGATTTTTCTACTTATTCATTAGGTGGTGCTAAAGGTACTACAGGTCAATATGTTATTCAAGTAAATAAAGATTCTGATGATATACGTGATTTAGAATTTGGATTAGCTAAAAGAATATATCAAGCAACAGGGTCACATCTTAAAGAAAAGTATGGTAGAAATACTGTGGCTCATGCTAGAACTCAAATAGGTTATTACCCTTATCAATTAGAAGATTTAGAATCAGAAGAAGATTTAGATCCTGCTACAGATGAGCCTGCAATATACAAAGCATCACAAAAATTAAAAAATACTTTTATTATAGATGAAGTTCAATCAGATTGGATTCAAGATATTCAAGAGCAAGGAACTAAAAAAGATTTTGTTATAAAAAAAGGAAGTGATATTGATTCTGAATTTATTAATAAAAATTATGGAAATAAATATGAATTAAAAACTTCTAAATTTTCTACTATGAAACAAACTTTAGAAGAAACAGGACTACAATATAATAAAGTTTTATATGTTACTGATCAAACTACAGGTATAGGCACAGTATTAACTAGTATAGATCCTGATAGGTATTATACTTTTTCTAAAAATAGAATAGATATGGCATCAGGTCACAGAACAGAGCAAGATGCTAAAGAACATATAGAAAGAGTAGGTATATCAGATTTACCTATTACTCAATCAAAAGAGTATGTTAAAATTATGTTAAACTCTCTTATTAAAGAAGCAGCAATACTTGGCACAGATAGTATAGGTATTACTAATGGTCAGATTCAAGCTGATAGATATGAAGGACAAGACGATGAAGAGTCAAAAGGTCTTAAAAATTTTTATGATAAAATTGTTATACCACAGCTAGAAAAAATTGCTAAACAAAATGGTGTAGAAATTGAGAGAGTAAGTATCAGTGATCCAGAATTTAGCGAAGAAGATGATAAAAAATCTATACCTAATAGAATGAAAATGTCTATGCAAAATGGATTTGAACTTAGAAAAATTGATGCTAATATGTTATATGCAACACTAAATGATGTAGAGAAAATAGTTCCAGATTTTTTTACTATATATAGTGATGGCGGTAGAGGTCAAGGTGCTAATAGAATAATGGATGTTATTGAAAATGATGAACCAAATGTAGCTAAAAGACTTAAAAATCCTAAAGAATATTTTATATGGGTTAAAAAAGGAAGTGCATTATCTGGTATATTAGAAAAAAAACAAGACTTTATTAGTTTAAAAGATTACATAGATAACTCAACAGTAGATTTTAGTATGCCATTAACAATAGCTGACCCTAGTAATAATTTAACAACTAGAGACGATATGGAAGTTGGAGAAACTAGATTAGAAAAAATAAATAATTATAGAGATTTTATTAATACTACAAATCTAACAAATTATTCTAGTTATATATTAGATTATAAATCTAAAGGTATTGATTTAGGATATGAGCATGATGAACATCAGATAATTAAAATGCCTTTACCTAAAGAATTATTAAAAAAAGCATTAACAGAACCAATTAAAGTTAGTAAGCTAAAATCACAAACAAATAGATTATTTGCATAAATAAAAAAGGGGAAGCGTTAACTTCCCCCAGTAGGCAACATCAAGGGCTCCTTTAGGGAGCCTTTTTTTTTGGTGTTAAATCTTTTGTATCATTTGTTTAATATCATCTTCTAATTTTTTACTAACAGAGTTTGCATGATTAATAATTGCAGCACATAGATTAGCTTGGTACTTATATTCTTTTAAAGCTTCTCTTATTTTACCTACTGGTTTTCCTCCATAATCAATTACAATAGCATTATCTTTATTTAATCCAATCTTTAATTCAAACAATAAACCTGTATGTTTATTTAAACTATTTTTTTGCATTGGTGTCCTCCGATTGTCTTTTAACAAAGTCTGCACCAATTTTAGGATCTAGTTGATTTAATCTTGCTAACATGCTCATAAGTTTTACAACTTCTGCATATGGTCTAGTCATAAGATATTTCATTATATCTTGTAATTGCATAGAGTCTATTAAATAAGTTCTAGATCCTATACTATTTCCTTCTTTCTCTTTAGTCATTATGTTCTCCAAAATGTTTATGTATTGTTTTTATATTTTCTTCTGCTGTAGATATTATATTTATTAATTTATCTAACTCTTCTATAAATTGTGGGTGCTCACCAATAGCTACAGGATGATCTAGGTACACAATTGCTTTAGCTGTAGCATTAGATATTTCTGCATTATATTTATCTATTAGTGCATTAACAAATATCTGTCTCATTCTTGCCCCCTAAATTGATAATACTTATCTTCAATAAGATCTGCATCATCTAGATAAGGATTA